GTTAGAGCGCAGCATTCATAATGCTGATGTCCCAGGTTCAAGTCCCGGTGTAGCCACCAGACAAAACAAGGGGTTAGCGAAAGCTAGCCCCTTTTTTGTTTGTGCCGGTGACTACGAAGTGACTACGGCTTGCCTACAGCCGATAGACACCCTTGAACGGCAAAAGTGATTTCATCTCCCGCCTTGCTCGCGATCAGCACCTGATCACCACCCAGAAAGGCGACGCGTTGCCCCTCCTGCAATGGGCACTGTGCATGCTGGTACATCTCAAAGGTGTACAAGAACCATTTGGCTTTACTCTCTAAAAAATCGTTGTAAGCATTTGCGCCGGCCTGATACCAGCTGTGGGAAAAGCTGACGAGAACTATCAGGCTTGCGACCTGAACAATTGCAGTAATGCCCCTGTAGCGAACGGTGCTGCCTTCCTTGTACCAAGGAAACATCACTAATCGCGCATTTTCGTCAATCAGCTGGAACCCTATAAAAATCGCTATAAGACCCGCACCTAGAACTAGGGCGACGATGACCAGCAAAAGGATTAGGGGTGGTGCAACGAATAGGCTTGTGAAAGCAATGGTATGTACAAACTGGCTAGGATCGACGCCGATGAACCCGTTAACAACCTGAGCAGCACCGGCGATAGCAACATTTGCTCCGAGGCCAAAAGCGCCAACGAGAATGAGCTTCCCTAGCAACGTGGATACAACTGCTTTATAGAGGCTCATGAGGTCAGCAAGCATAGCCATACCCCAGAAAAAAACAGCAAGGAATGCGAAGCCCTTGTAAATCTCCCAGTTGAAATGCTTGAAAGGCAAATAGAGCGCGAATAAGGCTAAGGCGTTGAAATACGCTCGCTGATTCGGCTGGAGTGATTTGTACCAGTGCCAAGAGCGCGCTCGCAGCTGAGCCAGTAGCCTTACTTCTGACGTATTTGTCGTTTCCATGCTGGTTCGTGGATGTCCTTATTGTTTGCCGATTGGCTTTCATAAGGCATCCATACCAAGCAATACAAGTCTGTTTCATACATTGACCCCACTTTGAACAAGCGGAGAGAGCCTTAGAGCAGATTCCAAATGATCCGGCGACAGGTGCGCATAGCGCATGGTCATCGTGATCGACGAGTGCCCCAGGATTCGTTGTAAGCCGAGAATGTCACCACCGGCCATCATGTAGTGACTGGCGAAGGTGTGCCGCAGGATGTGGGTCATCTGGCCCGGTGTGTCGAAGCCGCAACGCTTGTATGCACACCGAAAGGCCGACCGGCAGGGCATGAACAGCCGACCGTTTCCAGGCATGCCCACCTTCAACGCCAGATCCTCAACATCCTTCGGGATCGGTACGGATCTCGACTGTCGATTCTTGGTTCGGTGGAAGTGAGCCTTACCGCCGTAGATCGCGGCACGGGTCAGCGACTCGGCCTCGTCCCAGCGGGCACCGGTAGCCAAGCAGAGCAAGGCGACGGGGTAGGTGTGATTGTTGGTGGAGCGCTTGCACTCTTCGAGCAACTGGCGGATCTGCGGCAGCGTGAGAAAGGTCAGCTCTACCTGATCGGTCCTGATCTGCCGGACGTTGGCTAGCGGGTTCTTTCCTACCCAGGCCCCGAGCCGGATCAGTTCCGAGAACACGGCAGACAGGTAGCGTTGCTCATGGTTGACCGTATGCGGCGACGCCACTTTCAAGCGCTGTTGCCGATACCGCGCCCAGGCCAGTGCGTCGAAGGACAAGGCGAGCGGATCGCCGAGCCGTTTGGCGATCGCCAGCGTTCTCGATAGGCGTGTCTTCTCGTCTTTGAGCGTGCAGCCGTGCAGCTGATGCCAGAGGTTCACCAGATCCGACAGCCGATCATCCAGCGGCCGCCCGGTTTGCGTCAGGCTTTTGAAGAAGTCTGTTTCGTAGCGCTGGGCAGCGGCCTTGGTCAGAAAGCCTTTCTTGCGGATACGGCGTCCGCTTCTCCCATTTTCGTAGAAGTCAGCGGTCCACGTCTTACCGTCCTTGCGTGCCGTCATATAGCGCGACCCCATCGCACATGCCGTTCCTGGAGCAGGTTCTTTATGTGCTTGTACAGATCACGCTCCGTCATATCCTTCGAGGCGTAGTGATCACGAATCACCGGCCAGCATTCCCATTCCTTCAGTCGATCAAATGCGGTCTTAGCGCCCACTCGCTCCCGTGCCAGCAGGCTTACGAAGTTTCCCAGGAACAGCTCCACGTTCTTGCCCGAGAAACCGCGTGACGTCTTGTAGTACCGCTTGTACTCAGTCTCATCGACCAGGGAATCGACCGGCACATCGACACGAATATCGTCGCGGATCAGCGTCCAGATGGGTTCGAAATAGCCGGGGCGGGCGAGCAGCTTGAATTGACCCAGCCCGTAGCGCCACAGGCCGTCCAAATGGGCTGAGAAGGCGGCATAGGAGTCCGTTTCGAGAGCTTGGCCGGTCTTCGCGTCAATTGAGCCGCTGGCGAATTGTTGGATCACCGAATGGTGATAACGAAGCTCGATCCGCCACACGTCCTGGGTCGGATCGTAGTTGTCGGGATCGGCTGAATCGAACGAATCCCGGCGACGCCAGATGCTTTCACAGAAGTCGAGCTTGTCCTGGGAGCGCGCTTGGATTGTCTTGTTGTAGATCCCAAGCTGTACGCCACCAGCGGAGCCGAACAGGAAGGATTGCCCCCGACCATAGGTGGCAGCTTCCATGGTCCATTGGATCTCCTTGATGCCCGAAATATCGCGGTTTGCGCGAGCGCGACAGTGCATGCGAGCGGTCAGGTCAGACGGGGGCGTCCAGCCTTGCAGATCCAAGGCGAGGTGGACGGCGCACTGGTTCCGCTCGCGGTGCGTCATCACCGCTGCAGCGTAGTAGTCCATCCGCTCCTGCAGGCGCTCAGGTGACAGCGCGTCGATGGCGTGCGGTGACACTTCGATTTTCAGGTGTGGGCCGATCTGATCCAGCTTGGCGTTGAAATTCTTGATGAGCAGGATGAAGCCAAGATCAGCGTTCTGGAGCTTGTACTGATAGCCAGAGTCACGGCCAACACGACCGGCGTGCCAGAACTCCCCGGCGAACTCGACCATGACGCCCGGTTTCTCGAACAGCGCCATGACCTCGGGACGGATCAGTCCGCGGTACAGCTGGCGGACCGTATCGACGCCGCAACGCAGCAAACGGACCTTGGATAAATCGACTATCCGAGCCGTGCCCGGGTCGACAAATAACCGGCTTTGACTGTCTTCCGATCCGGTCAGGAGGTCGATTCGTTTGAAGTCTTTATTGGCCATTCTGTTTCCCCTTCACTATGGGTTACTAAGGTTGATCGGTTGGATTTATCTGACGTGCTACAGGGACGTCAGCGCGCGCGTTTGCACGCCGGCTCGTGCCTCGCCGCGCGTGCAAAGAGCGCGGGGCGCACGCGCGCTGACGGTCATCACCACAGGAATTGCCCTTTCTGGTACGGCACGACAGTCATATTCGTGCCACCGGCTGGCTGCGCTGCTCCAGGGCGTGCGGCCTGCATTGCAGGAGGCTGGCTGTTCTGGACTTGCTGGGTTCGCTCGCCGGTAGAGCGATCAGGCAGGGTCGGATCGAAGAAGCCGTTTTCGACCACACGCATGCAGAAGGCGAAGTCGGTCTCTACGCGGGTGCTCTGCTGCGTGTAGCACTGGCAGACGGTGGGTGTGCCGTTGACTACGGCATGCGCCATTCGCCCGAACTCACGGGCATAGGTAGCGGGGTCGGTGCTGGACATGCAGTAGAGCCGGGGAAACGACACGGGCCGCGTCAGCTCGTCGTAGATCGGCGCCGACGATGGGACCTGCGGCACCCGAGGCACGCGCCGCCCGATGTAGCTGGCGACGCTCTCAGGCGCATCGGTCTTCGTTTCACCCACCGGCTTGATGAACGCCCCGACCGTATCCCGCACCTGATCGACCATGCTGCCGGCCGGCGCGCTGCTGGTCGCTTCGAGCGCTGTTTTCTCCGCGTTGTAGCGCTCATAGGCGCGAAAGACGAGGATGCCCGCACCGATCAGCACGCAGATGGCCAGGATGAACTTGGTCGGCACCTTGGCCTGGAAGTGGTGCTTGGCGTTGGTGCTGGTGTAGGCGCCGAAGTAGCGCTTATCCAGGCGCAGCGATTTCTTGTCGGCATCCTTGAAGCTGGTCTTCAGCTCGACCTTTTCCACCACCACTTCCGACTCGAAGCGCAGCAGCTGGGCGGACTTGAAGACGCGCCAGTAGTGGATGTGCGTATTGCACAGCCGCCGCAGGTGCACATCGAGATAGCGCGGGTCCTGGGTGACGAGGTGCACTTCGTGGCCCTGGTGGCGCATGGTCTCGAAGCGGG